GAACCTCTCTTCCATGAGGTCGTAATAAATTACATTACCTTCTACTCTTCTTCTAGCATATTTAGATACGGTTGTTAATCCGCTGTCATATACTTTAGTTACTTCAATTATTTCTTGATTCTTTGGGAACGGATATCTTTGTCCATGTTCAGGGCCGCCATTAAATACGCCTTCATATTTATTCATCATTATCCTCATCGAAAGGTAGTTCTGCACCTTCTATTGCATCAGTATCTCCGCATTTCAGAAACTCATCTCTAGTTCTTAATTCTGTTAGTAACGCATGTGCGCCGTCCATTCTAAGATTGATATAGTTTCCATCTTGCATACCGGGTCCATGACGAGACACAATAGGTACTAATTTTCTATTTCCAGCGCGAGGACCGTCCTCTGCTGTTTCTTCTGCTGATTTTTCTTTGAATATAGAGAATGATGTACACAACCAAATCAATCTATCAGATCCGCTTACCGCATCTGTAGATTCTTTAGTGATGCCGTCTCTATTTAACTGCACAAACGCTAGACAAGCAAAGTCATACTTGACTGCTAGATTGTGAAGGTTTGTAATTTGAAATCCAAGTGCTTGGTATTCTTGAATATTGCCAGATATACCAGCAGACGACATTAATTTTAGATAGTCATAGACAACTAGACACTCATTTGTTCTTCCGTTCTCATCTGTGCCGACCTCTTGAATTACCCAACGTTTAATGTGATTGAGTATATTCTCGAATGGCGCTCCTGCTACACTAACATACGTATATGGTATACTTTTAATTTCTTCTTTTGCGTTTTGAACCGCAATGTATTTTTCTTCATCATCTCCAAAACTACCATTTGCAATTTCATTAATTGGTACTCCGCTAAGACTAGATAGAATTCTGTTGAGGTGATCCTCTTTGCTCATTTCGGTATCGAGCATAAGGACTGGAATTCCTCTTCTTGCAACATTAACGGCAACGTTATCGCCAAATACAGACTTGCCCACTTTAGGACGAGCAGATACCAAGTCAACGCACTTGCGTCGAAGACCGCCACCAATAGCGGCATCATACCTGTCAAACCCGCTCGGTATACCGATCTGATCACACTTATTATCCATAAGGAAATCAAGGTACTCATCAATATCTTGACCAATTCTCTCTGGTTTATCTCTTGTGTCATCTTCTCTTAAAAATTCCGTTAGAGGGTTTTCTGCTATTCCGATTATTTCATCAATATCTTCATCGCCATTGATGTCTTCTATATCTCTACCAATCTTATTAGCAATCGCTCTAATCTTCCTAGCGAATTCAAACTTTTTTACCTGTGCAGCAAAATGAATTACATTCTCTTTCTTGACGGGAAAATCCATCAAACTTTTTATGTATTGTAATTCTTGTTTAGTCTGAATTGTTTCGGAAAAACCAAGTTGTTCCGCAGCAGATAGTAGCGTTGGTAAATCTACATGCGCTTCCTTAGTCAATATCTTTTCTATACATTTATAGATCAGTTGGTTGTTTTGACTTGAGAAACTTGTGTGGTCAATAATGTCGCTAATTTCAACGTATGACTCTAGACCGTAAGAGAAGAGACCAGCAAGAACCGCTGTCTCTGCGCCAGAGTCTCCAAGTAATTTACTCACTACCTTCTCCCGCAGCGATTGCAACGGTGGTATTCACCATACATCAGTGATGGATTTTCCATAAAGGTTTTACCGCAAACACTACACTCTACTTCAACCTTGGTTGTCTTACTTCTACTCCTGCTAGTTCTTTTTCTGTTGTTAGACCATTCATCTTCTCCTTCAAGTTGAAATTGTCCATCATCAACCCATTGGTTTTTTCTGGCTTTCACCGGAACTCTCCCTCTTTCTAATTCAGTTTTACTACTTGTAACACGAAAATCCTCGGTCACAGTTGACTGAGGTTTGGAGGAAACCGCTTCCTCTTTTTGTTTTGTTTCTGATAAACTATTCATAAGTTGGTCAAGCAAAACTTGCTTCTGCTCAACAGTAAGATTTTTAAGTAGATCTTTATCTATCATTTCCTTTTGCCTTTTTCAAAAAGTATGTCAGCCTTTCTACGTATATTATACTCTCTAGTCTTGATATTTTCAAGTCTTCCTTGGGCAGTTAACTTCCATTCGTTGATTTTATGTGCTAGGTCATCATTCCTAAGAATTGTTGCGACTTTAGTTTCATGCTTTGCGTATGTATCCCACACACCGCTAGATAACTGTTCAGATATAATACTTTGTAATGAGTTTTCACACCAACGAATTACATTCTCACACTGAGCGCGCTCTGTAGCAACATGATCTACATACTGCATGAGTTGATATGCATATCCAAAACATTCATCTTGCGTTAACTTATCCATGTTTTCTAAGGATAGCGTTTCTGCCATCGCAAATTCTGGATTAAATTTTGTTGGCGTTATGTTTTTACCAGAAATATATCTATCAATACCATCTAAAAATTCTTTGAGTCTTTCAGCGGCTGTCAATTTGATTTCTCCAATCTTCTACGCTATCTGAATATTTAAGAACGATTAACTCTATACCGTTTAATTCACACCAATCTTCCTTTATAAAATCTCTTTTATTAGATTGCAAGAATCCTGCCATTGTTTTGTGGAAGAATTTACAGAATTCGTAGTGCTGTCGCCCATGAACCTCTATGCCTAACATAAGAGTTGGAATAAAGAAGTCTAGGAATAATGCAGACTTCTTACTTGGACATCTTGATCCCGGCAACTTTACTTCTTCTAGAACTGTATAACCACTAAACATGTCGGCAAGAAGTTCTCTTGCTGCTATATGATACTTCGATTTAACAGTCTTGTCATTTCTTTTTACAATATATTTCTTTAAATTTATATTATACTCGCGACCATTTAGACCTACGACTTTCATAGTACACTTTTAATTTCATCATACAGGAAACTTTGAATCTCTTCATTTTCTTCAATGAATCTACTTAGGTTTGACATACCTTGAAACTTAAAGAATTTTTCTCTAGCTTCTGGTTCATCTGCGACCTCGTTCTTCTTTAGAAGTTGTAGGATTCTTTTATCCTCTGACGCAACTGCGCTTATGATTGTGTACCAAGCACCTGCCTGCTTGATGAATGTAAGTTCGTTTGCTATCTCGCATAACTCTCTCGTTTCATCAATACCAATGCCGTATTTAATATATGATACTGCGGTTGAATTTGGTTTACCACCAGCGGCAGAAGTCTTTACAACCCAGTTGGCAACCTGACCTACATCGTGACCCGCTTCATCGGTTTCTTCCCACTTACCCCTGTGCGTGATAACCATATTGGTTCCCGCTTGATATTGAAGCATATTACCCGCATCGGCCATCTTTGCTGGAGACCAGCGTGAACCACCAGTATTTGCAATATTGTGAGTAATGAAGATTAGAATTGCTCTGGTTCTAGCAACGTCATTGCTAATACGTTTAAAGAACATAGAAAGAAGTCTCGGTAGTTGCGCTCTCACGCCACCACGAACGTCTCCGTCAAGTTCATCTTGCGGAACCATATTAGATACAGAGTCAATGATTGCTACAAAGTCTGGCGTATTCTTGACGTATGTTTCAATAGCATTAAGAAATGTTTCGGCGGACACTACAGGTTGATTGTCTGTCGCTTGCACAATTTTAATTTTATCTGAATCAAGACCCTTGATACCCGTAAAGTTTTCTTTTGTTAGCCTACCTTCGGTGTTGAAGTAGAACACGTTTTTACCTGCTGCTTGCGCCTTCGCAGCGAAATACAAAGAGGTTGTAGTTTTCCCAGTTTTAGGATCACCAGTCATAACAACAACGCTACCCTCTCGTAACCCTCCACCAAGTGCCAAGTCTAGTGCTGGAGATATACCAATTGTATTAAAGGTTTGTAAGTCTTTTAATACTTTTGTTCCTTGTTCTACAATGTCTCCATACTTTGCGATGATTTGATTACTTACAATATCATCACTGAACTTAGCTGCCGCTTTCTTTTTTGCCATTTAATCCTCTCAATTTATTTAATCCAGATTTCTTACCGTAAGATTTCTTTCTGCTTTCCGGTTTATCTTTTACATCTAGTTCCTGTGTGTTATTAGATTGTTCTTCTATAATCTTTAATTGCTTTTTAATCTCAGGGACAACTCTTTGGTTTTTCAAAGAGAAAACTTTAGATAAAGCAGGCGAATTAATTGCTTTGACAACAGCTAACTCGCCATACTTTTTTATTAAAGAATTAGCAGTAAATAATTGTTGTTTAAATGTCCAGTCCCAAGGTTTCTTGTTCCAAAATTTGTATGTCAAGTTGCCTTCATTTTTATGCTCTGCTAAACGTAAACACATCATTTCTGCTAAATATGAAGCACAGGTGCAGTGATCGCCTGTGCTTTTATGTTTGTACTTACTCTTTTCAGTTCTTTTTCGTTTTGTCATAAATGATTGCTTCTGTGAAACATTCGCTAATTTCATCTTCATATTCTTTATCAATAATTAGTTCTGGCGTTAAGAACATTTGTTTAAAAACTTTTGATCCCTTAACGAGACCTACTGTGTAATAGTGCTGGTTAGCACCACTACTTAAAGATCCCTTAATTGATCTTACGATATAGATTCCACCTACACCATCGGTATTTAATTCTACTTGATGTGACTTAAATTGTAAGTACAATTCTTCAAAAAATAGTTTATTAGTTTCGCAATAGTTTTTTAAATCTCTCCAACCTGAGTGGTCGTCATAGTTTACTTCTTCTCCATTAGTTAGTTTTGCTCTAATCCATATTGCATCTTTATTTTTTTTGTAGAGTGGAATCCATTTCTTATCGTCCATTATTTAATTCCTGTCGTACAGCTAGGTCTTTTTCTTTCTGGACTGGTAAAATTACTTCTTAGATCATCAGAAATCATAGAGGCAGTTTCTGTCATAATTGTAGACCCCTTGTAACTATGAATTTGATCTGATAGACGTGTTTTATTTTGTTGTACTTTAGGGGTGCATTTATTAGCATAAGCTTTCACTACGCTTTTTGCTCTATCTAGATCTAAAGATAGTTCTTCCAGTTCTTTTTCAAGATTATTCTCAATATAGAATTTTTCAATTTTACTTAGTGGTCCTCGCTTAGTCATTTATAAATCTCCTGTTTGCTCTGGTTAAGTAAATAGAATTATTTGTTTGCAAATATATCATATAAAAATCAAATGTATCTTTAGACACTCTTTTAAGTTTTGTTTCTAGGTATCTTTCTCTGTTTGCGTTTATCCCAATGGGATCATAAATTTGATTATTGTAAGTCGCTATTAGATAGGATGTGCCGTTCTTAGATCTTAATACCTTTGCGTATGTTTTAGTTTTACTATTTGTGAAACTTTTACCGTTCTTATCGAAATTAATCTCTTCTGTTTGTTCTGTTTGTTCTTTAGCAAAATTATCAATATAGTCCATATTATCCCTCTCTTATGTATTTTACTTTTTGAGTCTCTGACATTTTATTTATTTCTTTCATAGATTTTGCGCCGTACTCATGATGCCAAGGTTTTTTTGCAGCGGGTTGAGATTCGCGTTTCATCGCTTCCATCTCATTGATCTTGTTTTTATTCAACCTTGTATTCTTGTCAGCAACACTTCCTATGGTATTGCTTCCCGCCATGAAACCGTGGAGTCCGCCAGTAACTACTCTAAACAACCCCTCCTCGTTACAAAGAGGGCAAGTCGTTAGTTCTGGGTCTGTGACCTTTTGAAACACGTCACCGACTTCTGCTCCACAGTCTCTACATTCATAATCGTAAACAGGCATTAGTTCTCCAATGCGTTGAGTATTCTTCCTAATATTCCATTACGTTGAATATCACTATATCCTAATCTACAAACACCAACACCTTCTAGTTCGCCAATCTTGTCGATTATATCTTCAAGTCCACTCTTATTGTTAAGGTCAGTTTGACGAATATCGCCGTTGATGATTACTTTACTTCCTTGCCCCATACGTGTTATAAACATTTTAATTTGTTCCCACGTACAGTTTTGCGCTTCGTCTAATATCATATATGAATTATGAAATGTTGACCCACGCATAACTTCAAGGGGCGCATACCTAATCTTCCCCTCATTATAATAGTGTCCATAGTACGCTCTACCAAGAAAAAACTTGAAATTTTCTTGCATTGGTAGGAGATAGGGCGCTATCTTTTCCAGAAGTTCTCCGGGTAGCGACCCTATCTCCTTACCGGTGCATACCAGCGGACGGGTTACAATGACCTGTTCTATGTCTCCGCGATGAAGATGCTCTGCGGCAATACCAGAAGCTATAAATGATTTACCACAACCAGATGGACCGGTGCAAAATACGACATCGTTTTCAATAATCTGACGTATATACTCCTTTTGGTTAGTTGTTTTTGCTTCTACAGCTTTAACTTTTTGTGGTGAATTCTCTACTTCTTTTCTGGTTCTTCTTTTAGACATATGTTGTACCTTATATTAGTGTTAATTACCAGAACTACCAAATCCCCCCTGTCCTCTTTGGGTATCGTCTAAATCATCCACCTCTACTAATTCAAAACCCTTTACTTTTTGAAATAATATTTGCGCAATCCTGTCGCCTCTTTTAACTTGATAGTGGTCGGTTACTCTTGAGTTATAAAGTATTACTCCCACATCACCCCTGTAGCCAGCATCAATAACGCCAGCAAACACATCCAGTCCATTCTTGTAAGCGAGGCCAGAACGCGGCCAGATAAGACCAACATATCCGGCGGGAATCGCCATAGAAATGCCGGTCTTGATTAGTTTATGATTAACAGCGGGGATTTCTACATCTTCTAGAGCATAGAGATCATAGCCCGCATCTGTTTTATTTGCCCTTGTTGGAATGATCGCTTCAGGATCTAGTTTCTTAACTCTTAATTCAGGGCCGGTATAAGGTTTCATACCCATTGGTAGAGAAGTTACTACTGGTTCGTGTCTACAGCAAGAATTTTGCCACACTGGGAACGGCGGCATTTTTTTGTTTGTACTATCTTCCATTTTATTCCTTACATATCACACTTGCCGCCAGCACAGGCGACTTGTTGAACAGGGTTTACGTTATTAGTTTCTTCGATAACATTTGTAAAATCTACATCTTGGTATTCTCTATTAAGATCCACCCACTCTTTCCAGTTGTACACATCCTTCATACAATATGTCAACTGTTTTAGGTCTCCTGCGAAGTATTTTTCAGCAAATCTTTCACATCGTTCTTTCCACTCTTTCTTTCCGTTGCCTTTAATCTTTTCGCCAAACCCAAGTAGACTATCACATGCCGCCCAGAGGTTGTCCTCCCACAGAGTAAGTGCGACTTCGATAAGTCCGCTCACAAAGATAGAGGCATCGCCGTAGTGTGCGACCTGTTCGCTTGGCAGATAAACCGTAGTGAATGGTGCTTGTGGAAAATCTTTATCGCCAGAGATAGGAAGCAATGAAATACCACAAAAGTATTTTCTATTCTTATAAATATATTTCTCTACTTCATCCCATTCATCTGGTTTAACATTAATAGTATTACTTACATTATGATTTAACCAAGGTTGAGTACATAATTCTGGATTTGTACCATTGAGAACCCAACTTTGCTGTGTAGATTTTACATAGTCCAACAACTGTAGTGCGCTCACTTGGTTTTTAGTTTTGCCGCCGTCTTTAACTTCTACACAGAACGATACAACGTCATCA